CATTGGTTGCAGCAGTGTTTGCAGTAGACGTTGCAGAGTTGGCTGTAGTGGTTGCAGTGTTAGCTGTAGCAATAGCCGTGTCAGCAGTCGTCTTAGCTGTATTAGCAGTGGTGTTTGCTGTATCTACGTCAAAGTCAGCTTCTTGTGTGACGTAGAGGTTTTGGGTGAAGTTGTTATTGAGATCCGACGACCTGATGGCAGAGCCTGGATAAAAGGTTGCCTTCAGGTTATCGGTAGCTGTATTACGATAAATACGAATAGCTGCCCCTGAAGTAGGAGCAGTGGTGAAAGTAATAGTAGTAGCGTTTGACAGTGTGTATGCAGTTGTATCAACAGCATCAAGACTAACCTTGATGTCCGTTGTCTCTAGATATGGGAATGTAAAGGAGTAGGCAGTAGTACTACCATCCCCTGTATATGTATTTTGTGTAATTGCCATTAGCTAAATACTTTAATTAGTCTTGAACAATTTGATCAAGTTGCACTTGATATGCTTCACCAACCTGTCGTGCTTTTTCAACTCGACCTTGACGCAAAAGATTTTGAATAACTTGAGCACCTTCAATCTTCATCTGCATCGTCGGGTTTCTAAGCAGAAGTTGCATTTCAGCTTGTTTCTGAGCATTGCGAATAAGTCTATTTAAGATTCTGTAAGTACGAAGGTCTTTAGCTCGAAGGTCAGAATAGCTAAAATTGACGTTATCAGCACGTGCTCTACGTAGCGCCTCTAACTCAGCGTTAAGTACAGGATTTTTTCTAAGCTTCTCAACCTGTTTCCAAAGCTGCATCTGGCCCATAATTTGGTACAGCTCCTGGCGCTCTGCAGGTGTATATTCATATTTACCAGTACTATCCCTACGCAATAACTGCATTCCATCCCAACCTGTTCTCATCATCCACTGACGCCAAGGTTCAGCGCCATCACTGATTGGAACAGGATTAAAAGCATTTAAAGCACGGAGGAAATGATTGTCTATATCGTTAATGGGACGACCTGTCCAAACGTCAATACGGTCAGGCAAATATGCTTTTGCAATAGGGATCCTATTAGCAAGATACGCAAACATGTCATCGTGTATATCTTTTTGAGCTGATGTAATTGAATTAGCAAAGACACCTAAGGCACCTGACATTGGAATATAGGCACGAGTTTCATTGGAAATATAACGACTTATTTGAGTGGTATCACCACTAAAAAATTTAACAACTGGTTCTAATCCAGCCATAAAAGTTTTATTAGTAAAGCCTGCTGAAATAGTCCACAGTGCTTTTTGCATAAATTGATCTGTCATATTAGATCCCAGATCATTTTTGTAATATGCTAAATCGCCAACAAGGGTTAGCAATGAATCAAAAGGTTCAATGCCTGCATAAGATACCCACTTATTACCAATTTTAATTGTTTTGGGTTGCCAGCCAAAGTTATCCCTCATTAACTTACGTTCGTTGGCATTAACAGGGCCATTACCTCGAATGTTGCCTCCATGTGCATACATCAGACCAGAAGCAAGAATCATCGATCCCAATGCCATGCGACCTTGATATTCAGCCCTAAGGTTTTTGAAAATAGTCATTGCAGCAGGGTCATCAGCTTTGACTCCATGCGCTACAAGGGCCTTAGCAATCTTATCCTGATCTTTGCCAGCAAGAAGTACTTTTGCAATGCGTCTATTACCTGCAATATTAGCTACAGGTATGTAACTAAGACCAAGTCGTACAGCGTTAATACCAGTACGGGGAAACATAAAAAATGTTTTTAGTACAGGTACTCTATTTAGGGCAAAATTTAAACCATCGGAAAGAAAAGAGTCTTGGTTTAGTGCAAGTTCAGAAGAAGCCATTTTGACAGCTTCATCTTTAATTAAACCATTTGAATCAAACATTTTGGCGTAATGTTTTTCTTCAGCAGCTCTTAGTAGTTTTTTAGTAACCTTACCGCCTGTCTGTTGGAACACCTCGTTGTACGCCAACATACGTGATTTTTGAGTAGCAAGTGTGACATTTACGTACTGGTCAGCAGAGATCATTGCGTTAGTACCCCAACGCATCCCTCTCATTTCAGAAGCACGTTTATTAGCCTTTGTCCAATGCCACATCAACAAACGGCCATGATTATTTTCTTTAGCCCAAACATTAGTGGCAATATTTTCCAGCATTTCCCACTCAGCAGAATCTTGGGCAACTACACGGTCCTTACGCATTAGATCCATAAATGCAGACGGATCATCATTTGTACGTTTCCAAGCATTCCAAAAACCTAACATTGCACGACGATTAGTTTCGTAGAAACCACCGTATGTGTACATAGCTTCTCTAAGTGGAGCTGCACTACCAGTAAACAAAGCCTCAAGACCATGTCCGCCAATTGCTGTTAAACTTTTTAAAATCAAAGAAGTAGTGTTACCAATACCAGCTCGCAGTGCAGAAAGACCAGACAAGACATTGTTATACCTAACTGCCCACATCCCTTTGGCGAAAACTGACATTCCTTCAGGAGAATAGAAAAGACTTCTCAACGACATTTGGCTTCTTGCCCACTTCATCATTTTGTCGATGGTAGTGATGTCACCATCAGACATAGTGAAAGCGTCAATAAGAGCTTTGGCCTTGGCTGGATCACTATCAATTAGTTCTTCCAAAGAGTTTCTAAGCTCCAAAGATTGACGTGCTTTATCAGCCCTGACATTGTCAAACTCTTGCATGACACGTGTAATAACAGCATCAGGTTCAGCACTTTGTGTCATCTCCTTCAAAATCTTACCTTTATTTTGAAGTTTCCAGCCACTCACATATTTATTAAGACCGTATTCTGACATCAAAACTTGAGCACGATCTAACAGCATCATTTTGATACGTGTGTCGTCTGCCATATTGGGAAAAAAGTATGCTGCATTTCCAATGTCTCGTATTTCCGTTGCAGTAGTAGCCATCAAACGTGATGATGACATAGCAATTTTTTCGCCAAGGTAGACATCAAAAAGCCTTTTCAGGCCAAAAGCGGCTGCTCTAGCACCATCTTCGCTGGCATAAGTAAAGGCACGTCCACCAAAAACTTCTTGTGCAGGTAGTTTATAGAAAGCATCCTGAACACCTTGCAAAGTAGGTGCTTCAAGTGCATCTGTAAGAATGTCCATAGCAGCTTGGTCTGTATCTGCTTTGCTGCCTCGTATCTGATTGATAATCCACTCCCAAGCTCCAGATGTATCACTATCTGCAGCCATATCAAGTGCTAGCTCATGGGCATCTGTATTGCCACCAGCCAATGCTCTGAGGGTGGGTTCAGTTATAACGGATGCAGGACTTCCTCCAGGTGTAATACCAGCTCTAATAGTTGTTAAGTCAACTGCATTTCTTACTACAGCAGCAGGTGGTACAGGTAGAACAGCATTTGAAGCTTCAGAGGCAAGCTTACTAGTAATGGTAGGGTTGTAAGGAGGTGGTGTGGTATTTTTTGCACCAACTGTTTCATTAACTGAACCCAAACGTGCATAATCTGCTTCTAAAGCTCTAACTCCCGCTTCGTCAATCTGCCATTGACGCAAGCTCTCATCATTTCTTATACGAGCTTCAAGTGGAGGTTCACCAGGACGAACATCAGGTGCTGACTGTAAATGTTTTGCTTTGTATGCCCTAGATGCATCATCAGTACCTTGCAACCAATCTAGAAAACCCGGAATTGCTTTTCCTTTAATGACCTTACCTAAGTCGAGGCCGTAACCAATCATTGAGCCGAAAATAGAAAAACCTGCTGCATCAGCGGTCATTTTACGCCTACGTAATTCTGGTCCGTCTGAATCAAGTGTCTTCCAATTATCAGGGATATTGAGAGCACCCCCAGTCAGGTCATCAATTGTCCTTAGCAAATTATCTCCTTCTTCAGAGGTGTCACTGATGTGAGTGACTGCAGCGTCAACAGCACCAGTCGCACCTATTTGAGAAAGGCGTTTAAGGAGTAGTGGCATCTTTGTTGCGCCAATAGCTTTAACTGCCGCACTTGTTCCAAGCATTGCAGGTAGAATAATGCTAGAAAGCTCACGTAACTTTTGAGCAAAAGGGTCTTTATATTTAGTTGCTTCGTCATACGCATCATCTAGACCACCAAGGCCAGGAAGCGCACCAACAAAATCCATACCAAAGTCAATAAGACTTTGACCTGGGGCTGAGATACGTTCTCTGAATGCTTCTGCATCTGCTGCTAGACGCTCCTCAAATGCTTCTTGTTCCTGCGCAGCGTACTTTTTACGAGCTTCGCGCTTAGGAAACGGATGACCATTCCAAAACTCAATGTCCTCTTCGTCGTACTCAACACCTCTAATAGTGTATTTACCATCAACAGGTTGTACTTTAGGTGCAACATCTTCAGGATCCTGACGGTCAACTTGACGGGGCATACCCATTGCACCAGTGTTGCCCGGTTGCAGACGTGGGTCTGGTTCTTTTTGTGCTTCTACCTTGGGTGTTTCCTCTTCTGGTGGTGGTGAGTTTTCATTATCAAATGGATCAAAATATACTGTATTTGTTAGCTTAGCTTCTTCGAGTTGTGGCTTAGATCTGATATCTTTTTGGAGTTCAGAAATACGTTTTAGACGTTCTTGCTCCTTCTTTTCTTCTTCAGTCATTTACCCTCCTACCATGATGGCATTTAAAACGTCTTCCGCTAGGTAGTTCAATAATCATTAGGTCGTCACCTTGAGATGTACGGAACGAATTGACAACACGTGCAGGTGGTTTGATATAGATGCCCCTACCCTCATGAATACCGTAGTCATAACCGTTAGATCCTCTACTGGTATGTGATTCCCAAGAGCCCGTCATAGGAACCTGGGTGAGTGGAACCATGCCCATCTCCTTGTCATCTACAAAAACGTACTCAGCAATTTCAGGGTCGTCATAGTTGAAATAAGCACCTTTTTCATTTTCAGAAGTATTGGGATTATCCTCCTGTTTTAAATCCAAGTGTGAACCTGTAGAGCCCCAACCAATACTGCCGACGTTATAAACGTGCATCAATGTTGGTGACGCATAATTAGGGTCACGTGTAACTGGACCTTCATAAGAAACAAAAGGAGCATCAACATTGACACCGTAACCAACTAATACATTAATTAGTTTTTGTGCGTAGTCTGGATCGGTGCCATAACCACCAGCGTCAATAGCCATGACCATTTCTCGAGGTGTCTTAGATTCATTAACGCCTGGGTACTTAGAAATAGTATCTATAAAGTCTTGAGCAGCTTGTGCCGGAGAATCAAAATTCTTCCAGGTAGCCTTAACTGTATATGGATTACCATTAGCGTCGTATTCTGTGGTAGTGGTTGTTGTACCAGTACCATCCCAACTTTTGACGTTAAACAGGGCATTTTTACCATGCACCCTTTCACCTCGCCCCGTTTCTAATGCCCAAACAGCGGCCATCACGTCAGGGGATCGGAAGTTTAAAGAACGTGCAAGCGACTGAACATCAATAAAACCATCGTCACCTTTGCGTACAAAAGGTACTTGATTACCACTAGCAATTACAACAGTATTAATGTTACTAGCAGTAGGTTTGTTAATGAGACGGTTAAGCTCAGGTGTAAGTAATGAATTTTTTATTTCCTGAACAAGATCAGGCTGAACAGTAACATCTCCGATTCCAGATAGTTTTAATTGCTTATCTACAATTTCATGAACTGGAATATTACTAGCATCAGCTAGTTGATACATAATAGGTGGTAACACTACGTTTCGTCCTGATTTAAATCTTTGTGCTAATTCGTTAGCCATTTCACCAGAGATAATTTGCTCTTTTAAAGGAAGCTCTGGGTTAGTTCTCATCTCCTCAAAAACTCCATCCAGATCTCTACCGATGTCTGGGCGGATATAAAGAGGGTTATCTATAGCGGCTGTATATCTTGCAAGAAAAGCATCCTTTTTTGGAATCTTACCGTCTTCATCTGCATACGTTGCCGGTACAATGTAATAGGGAGAATTCTTTTTATTGGGGCCATACTCTGGATTACTAGTTATTAGTTCTTTAAGTGCATTGACTGCATTCATCTGAACATCTGCTGCATTAGTAGTTGACATATCAACACTAACCCTACGATTATAATCTGCCATAATGTCAGCCATGGCAAACTTAAAGGCATCATCTTTTACGAAAGAGCCAGTAATCGTGGTTTCAAGCTTAAGTTGATCCTTGAGGTGATTCTCAAGTGCAATCTGTACCTGTTCGGTTGTAAGTGGCATTTTTCCACGATACGCTTCCTGAGCAGATATATATTCACCGAAATGAGCAAGCACATCTTTGTTAGTAATACCATCAAAGAAGTCAAGTGTAAGTTGACCTTTGCGTTGTAACTCTTCTCCTTCCTTAATTATTTCATTCGCATAAACTGCGCCATAAGTACTATCCTCAAGTAAAGCTTTAACATTATCAGTGGGAATTCCTTGCCGTTCCATACTTTCAAGCAGTTCATCAAGGGCTGCTTTGGTGAAGCCACCTTCGCCACCATTGATAAGCATGTCTTGAACTTTCTGAAGTATTTGCTGTTCCTTCCGAAGATTAGATTCCTTCTTTTGGTCAGCAAGTTTGCCTTTTAATTCTTGGTCATATTCGTAGATTGCACTGCGTATATTTGGAATCCACGGATCATTAGTCCCTTCAGGTCCATATAGTTCACGGAAACTTTTTGGTGCTTGGCCTCCTATAGATATTCGAGTATCTAACAAGTCATCAAGAATATTATTAGCTTGACGGGCATCACCCCATGCACCAGAACGAGCCATCTGCTCATAAACCTTGCCAACTAAAAACCGAGCAGTACGTTTGTTTGATGAATTCTGAATAAAAGTAATATTTTGTTGATGCCCATTAGCATGGGAATAGTTACTACGAATAGTTTCCTCAAGAGCTAGCTCGTCTTCACGCCTGCCTCGCTGGAGTCTATCTGCAGAATGTCCTCTGGCAGCAGCACGTTCAGCTTCTACCATTTTTGGGTAGAGATAAAGCGAAACCATCGGATCGTTTTCTTTACCTTGGAATTGTGCTATGTACTCAGATGTATTTCTAAGTTCCTGAGCTTCAACAAGTTCCTTATATTTATCGCCCATACCACGTGCTGCACCGAGCGTGATATTAGGGCTGTCAGTACCATCAGCAAGTTGCAAAGGCTGAGTTTCAAACCTTGCAAGTTCCTGTGGATAATTAAGACCAGCTTCAATAAGAAGCGTTTTGTTCAAACCATAAAGGGTAGATGAATTAGCATTGCGGACTTGATCAACAATGTCATTTGGAGCACCATTAGCTCTAAGTCGATCAACAATTGATCTAAACTTTTCATCATTAGCAATATGCGCCTTGTTAATCTGACGCATATAAATAATATCAGCATAACTACCACCAGCTAATGCAATGGTGTTTGCTAATTGCTCTCCTTTTTTTTTACCAGCTTTTTCGCTTTCCGCTAAAAAGTTCTGGGCCTGTGTGCTTGCAGTTTTTGACAGGCTAGCCAGAGCTTTATATTTTTGTTGAACTTGTATTAGCTGTTCGCGATTGTTTTCATTAACAACCCTGGCATTTTCAGCCATACGATTGCGAATGTTATTTCGATTCTCATTTTCGAGATCGAAAACTAACTGTCTATTTGATTCCTCAATACGATACTTATCGTTCAAGGCGTCCATTACAGCTCTTGTGTTTTCCTGTTCAATTTCAAAGTTGCGCTGCATACGACTTATCGTACGATTGCCTTCCTCTCGGATCCTCTTTGTTTTGTCAGGGAGCTGTATATTTTTAAATCCAGATGTTTGGGCGTACCCTTTGAATTTAGACATTTAATTCATAATTAATTACTTAAAACCATCCAGCCAATTTACCCACCTGCCCAACAGTTCCAATTGCATCACCAACACCTGTTGCTGCATTAGCAAATGTAGTCCATGAAGATTGAGTTTGAGGTGCAAGTTTTCTAGGTTTAGGACCACGAATAGGTGGTAAAGGATCAAGAAAGACTGATTTAGGAAGCTCAATAGGCTTTGGAATTTCTGGACCCATAGATGGTTCAACCATTCTGTTGTAATGAGCTTGCATATCAGCAGCCTGTCGATCTCGATCAATCTTCATCATGCTGCTGCTGAAGGCTGCTTGAGCACTATCCATAGAAGCTTGGAGTTCTCTAAGGCTTTGATTGTATTCTTGGCGTTTATAGTCAATATCATTATCTACCTTGGCACTTTGCAGATCGGCATTATTAATAGCATTGATCATTGTGTGATCGATGGAACGTGCTTGTATTTGAAACTGCCTACCTGCATCTGCCATATTTTGTGTGATCTGTGCTTGCTGCCTTCCGGCTTGAGCAAGTACGCTTTGAATGGCTTTGCCAGAACTCCTACCAGTACCACGGCTACGTGCCTTGCCTTCACCTAAAAGACTGGCAACCATGTTTTCTTGAGCTTTAAAAGCACTATCAACCGCCTGCATTTGATAACCAAGCTCGTTTTTGCGGCGTTCAATAGAAGCAGAACCAATTGCATTGTTACGCTCTCGTTCAAGATCAGCTTTGACAAAAGCAGAAACATCTAGAGCCTGATAAAGGTCACGAGTCATACCCTCCTTCTGGAAGTTCATAGAAATTTGAGCTTCATTAAAACTACGAGTAGCTTCTTCTTGGGCAATGATTGATGAGAGGGTATTTATAGCTCGTTGATCCTCGAACTGCTCTTCAGATCTATTGAATGCATCAACTTGGTTTTTATATTCAAACTCACGTATAGCCATTTGCTGCTGCCAACTTTGAGCAGCTAGTTCGGTTTTGTATTGATGAACCCTGTCAGAGGTCTGACGTTGTAAATCAACAGTAGCTTTAGCGTATTCATACTTACGTAAGGTTGATTCCCAATCAAACTCTTCTAAGTCTTTGGCTTGATCATACTGTTCATCAGCAGCTTTTTCAGCCATCTTATTACTAGCACTGGCACCCGCCACGCCAGCACCAATGCCAAAGACATTGGCGGCAAGTGTGGCAAGAGAAAGCCCTAACTCAATTGACATAAATTACATTCTCCTATAAAATCTCGGTGAGTAATTTCCTTCCCACATCATTGAAATTAATGAAACTGGAAATGGCGTATCACTATACAAACGGATAGAAACATTTTCTGATCGTTGATGAATAGGTACAGTAAAGACGTTTTGTTCTTCTAGAGGTACATCATCTGCCAGGTAATAGTTTGCGTCTAGCGATGGGGTAATATCATTCCATTCAGCTCTACCTTTGGCTTTTACTTTAAAACTTAAACCACTCGACAAACCAATAGAGAATTTCATTCTAGAGATAGTGACGTTGGCAGTAAAGTCAGTCTGCTTTCCTTCAGGATCTAAAGAAAAATAAGTAGTAGGTAGTTCAATATCATAATCAAATTTATATCCAACGATCACATCAGAAGCCTGAGAGGTCAAATCTTTATTGGGAACAAGGAAATAATCACCTGTACCATCTGTACCGCGAGTAGGAGTAATAGTAAAACCGGACTCAGTAACACCATTAAAGTTGTTTGTTCCTGATCCTTTAATAATCAAAACAGGACTCAAAGACGAAATATCGTCAAACGGTAAATAACACTTAGACGCTTTAGTTGTTGCATCGTATGTCACTGATGACGCTACAGCATACATGTCAATATATGGGTTTATCTGTTGACCATCACTGTTGACAAGGATCTCATCTTCTGGAGTTTGTGTAAGACTTGCAGTTAATAGAATGTATTTACCACTTTGTTTAACGACGCAATACATACGGTCGTTGTCAACAACAGCATTGTGAACATTACCTGGCATATACCAGCGATACCATGCTTGAACTAGATTCTGCTGACCATCGTTATAGGTACGGTAATACCAGATATATGGAGAGCTGGGACCATACAAAGCAATGAAGCTATTAGCAGGGCTTGTAATCAAATTCTCAACCGTGTCAGGCACCCACTCGGACACGATCCGACTGATGTCAATGACAATAGGATTCTCTTGAGAACCACGTGTCTGCATGCCAAAGATACGTGCATAGCCAGGCGTCTTACTGACAAATGCGAGGTTGCTACCTACGTCAACTGGATCGATATCAGGATCCATCTCATAGTTTGAAATGCCTCTAATGACTGCAGTAGTAGGTGTCAGAACTTGATCATCACTAAACATGATGAACTGCTGTGCCTTGCTAAACAAGATCAAGCCTTGTGCCGTGGGTGTCACAGCATGAAGAACAGCAGGTTTAATACTGGAGCAGTTGATATCTACAGGATCAGAGTCGGTCTGAGCCAATGCAGATGTGTGGTAGAAGTTAAAAAACTCACCACTTTGACTCATCGATACATTATCAGATGTTAAAAATCCAAGACGATTGTTGTGAAAAAAGCCTTGTTGAATTTTGCTACCAACAAATGAGGGGTGACTATTAGAAGTGTCGTCACCAACCAATCGCTCTGTGTAAGCAACAGGTTGAAATACAAATGTATTTAGTGCTGTATTGACCAATTCATGAGGCATGGTCGAACGATCCAAACCATTGGACATTCCAGGCCCAAGTGTTTCTTCCCAAAAACCAGGCCCAGAAGTACCTGAATTAGGAATAAATTTGGCGTAATAAGTGTCGTTGGTTGACTCAGTGTTGATAATTTTGACTACTCTGTTCTGTACAGACTGCTCAGGTAGTTTCCCAACATTCTCAACCTGATCTGAAAATGCCTGAAGCAATGTTGAATCCTTACCACCTGTAGCAGTAACAACAATTGCTGATGTACTGGACAGTTCAATGCTTGTAGCAAGCCTTGTTACAGTAAGACCTGATATATTTAGAGCATTAATACCAGTCTCTAAATCAGTCAGGATATCGTCAGCAGCCAGTGCTTTGTTATTTCCTGTCGTACCAAAGTTGTCAGCATTACGTGTAGTCTTTGTGTATGACTGACTACCAATAGTGACTTTATACTCAGCACTGTATTCAACACCAGTCAACCTGAGAGTGTGTTGCAAACCAGCGGTATGAGCAGGGACATTGTTTGCTACTACAGTAATCGTAGAGTTAGTGATAATTGACGTATCTTGAACTGTAAGAACGCTGTAATTTTTTTTGGTAGTATTTAAATAGCTGGTTGGGTTATATCCGGTCAGACCGTTGTTAGATACGGTTACTGTAGCTTTGACAAAGTTACCGCTGTTGTCAGGAATAGCGTTCCAGATGTGAATATCAGTACCAGCTATACATCCGATGTAGCGTTCATCAACGTCACGGTTGATATAAAACCACTTGGCATTATCTAAAGCTGTAGACGAAAAGGCTGAACCTCCAGTGTCTTTTAGTACATCTAGAAATTTAAAACCGGGTCTTTTAACTAGACCATAAGTTGGGTCAGGATAAGCATTTAAACATTCACGTACCTGACCAGGAAGTTTCTTTGAATCTGGTTGACGACTAACACCACCCAGAAAATTGTTGACTCGTTGTGTTACTGCTGCCATTAACGATACAATGCATTGTAGGGTTTGTAAGGACGGTAAGCGTTATTACCTCTTGGGTGACCAAAGAATGTGTAGTCACCTTGATTGCATTCATACTCAAGAGCCATTGCACGGTTGTACGCTTCTTTCTGTCCGAGCATTTGGAACTGTGTAGGGTCACCTACAATCCTGGATGACACAATCGTTGCAGCTCTAGCAACAATATAATCCTGAATTGGTTTAGGTAGATCAATCCAGTCAAACAACCAAACCACATCACACTTCAATTTTTCAGTAAATGTATAGGAATGTGCAACCTTGTCGTACAACTTACCGTCGCGCCGTACAACGTCCATAGATGCATATTCAGGAGCAGGGTCAATCTGAATTACATTGTTAGGAATTAGAATTTCATTATTAGTGTCAGGCGTGAATTCAAAATCGTACTCAATGTTGTATGTCCATCCCTCAGCCTGGACTTCTTGAGACACCTGAGTAAGGGTGCTATAAGCAATCGCAACGTCCGGGTTGGTTTGATCTAGAGAAGTCACAGGCGCTTGACCACATGACTGCAGGATTTGATTTACTGCAGGAAGTTCCTGTGCAGAATTAGTGGTAGGAAAAGCCATATAATTAAAAAAAAGGGACCCCGAAGGATCCCTGTAGAGAACGAATTATCAGAATGCAGAAGGAGCAGAAGCACCTACATACAGTTCAACAGCAGCAGCGGGGTTCAGGTAGTCCGCACCCATGGCCAAACGGCCAAGGATTACGTCACCCTGGTAGATCACTGATACATCATTACTAGTCACTTGGACCTGGGGGCCAATGGCTTCAACACAACCGGCTGCTTCCTTCTGGAAGATCAGACCAGCAGATACAGCGCCGAACTCAGAGCCGGTGCCGTAGTCGTTGTTGATGCCTGTCTCTGCGCCGGAAGCATCTTCCAGTGCAGGGTTCACAAAGTCACCAGTGTTACCAGGATCAGTCTGTCCAGTAGTACCGCCATACTTGGTGCCGTAACGGCCCAGGAAGGGGATGTTCATGGACTTGAAGATCTTGATACCAGCGATCTCAATGATGCCGTTGCCACCTTGCAGGGTGGTGCCTTGAGAATCGCGGTTTACCAGGCCGTTGGAACCAACAGCTTGGATCAGTTCGTAGTACTGACGGGGGTTGAGAACACCCACACGTCCGTCTTGACTGATTCCTTTTTCGTCCATAGCAGCGGCAGCGTCGTAGAACGCAGCAACCAATGCAGAGGAAGAGAAAGCGTCAGACTCATTAGTGGTAGAGCCCACACGAATCTGTGTACCACCGGGCTCAACGAAGTTGGACTTGGTGATAGGTGACGCCTGACGTGCTCCACGTGCAATTGCACGGAAGATCAGACGGTCATATTTTTCTGCAAGCGCATAGCCGATCTTGCGGGACACCTCAGACCTCAGGTCATAGTGTGCCAATGTTTCATCGAGATCGTATAGAAAAGCACTAGAGATGAGCAGATCATCAATGGTGATGGTCTTCTCAGCCACCGGGGGCGCACCATCGGTGTTACCGAGGATGGCGTTGCCAGGTGTGTGGTACTCAGCCGTTGTACGACCGGTATAGATGAACTGCAAAGACTTGCCGTTCTTAAGCGTACGCTTCATGACAAGGTCACGTGCGATCGCATTTTGCTGGAATCCTTTGAACATCTCTCCACTGAACAACTTCAAGTAAAGAGCGCGTGAATCTCCAGCACTATTAGACTGGCCAGGGCGTGTAAGTTGCGTGACCAGTGTAGAATTTTGTTGTGCCATTTAAAGGAGTAAGTGTATGTATAACCAACTCCAAGATCTTGGAAAAAATATTTGTGGTCTATCCCACCGTCTAGACGGCAAAGGGTATCCGCGTACGGGCCAATGCCAATAAGTGAGGGAGGACTCGAACCTCCCTGTTAGCCTTAACTAATCACTTGGTGTATGCGACACCGCGATACACATACCGACGTGGTACACGTGTCATGATGTTTACCTCCGAAGAGATCTAACAGTCCCGTTCCATACTGTTAGTAGCATGCGTCTTTTACATGGTGTCAAACAAGACTTCAAGTTTCAGTCTGTCTAGTTGAGCCTTAAGTGCCATCAAAGCTTGTTGCTCAAATGGATCACCACCAGGCCATTGATCTAAATAAAATTCGACAGCCTTGTGCATGAGTTCAACATAGGCATCATTAACTCTAATCTCGTATTCCATAGTAAAAAGATGAACGGACGGGATGCTTAACCAACAGCAGGTGCTTTCAGTGCGATAGGCACAATGTTGTTTGCTGCAAGATCAAGCGGGAAGTTATGAGCATTCCTTTCGTGCATGACTTCAAAGCCAAGGTTTGCACGGTTCAACACATCAGCCCAGGTGTTTACAACCTGACCCTGCTGAGTCAAGACTGATTGGTTAAAGTTAAGACCGTTAAGATTGAAAGCCATAGTGCTAACACCCAGGCTTGTAAACCAAATGCCGATGACAGGCCAAGCTGCAAGGAAGAAGTGGAGTGAGCGGCTATTGTTAAATGAAGCATATTGAAAAATCAAGCGTCCAAAATAACCATGTGCAGCCACGATGTTATAAGTCTCCTCTTCTTGACCAAACTTGTAGCCGTAGTTCTGGCTAATTTCTTCAGTGGTTTCACGAACCAAAGAAGACGTGACAAGACTGCCATGCATAGCTGAGAACAAAGCCCCACCAAATACGCCGGCAACACCAAGCATATGAAAAGGATGCATGAGAATATTGTGCTCAGCCTGAAATACCAACATGAAGTTGAAGGTCCCTGAAATACCAAGAGGCATTCCGTCAGAGAATGAACCTTGTCCAAGGGGATAAACAAGAAAGACAGCAGTCGCTGCAGCGACCGGAGCAGAGTACGCAACAAAGATCCAGGGCCTCATTCCCAGTCGGTAACTAAGTTCCCATTCGCGTCCCATGTAAGAGAAGATACCGAGCAGGAAGTGGAAGACCACCAACTGGTACGGTCCGCCGTTATAAAGCCATTCGTCAAGAGAACCCGCTTCCCACACTGGGTACAGGTGCAGACCGATGGCGTTGCTGCTAGGCACGACAGCGCCGGAGATGATGTTGTTTCCATACAAAAGAGAACCAGCAACTGGTTCACGAATGCCATCGATGTCCACAGGGGGAGCAGCGATGAACGCAATAATGAAGCAAGTAGTGGCAGTAAGTAGACACGGAATCATCAGTGTCCCAAACCACCCAACATAAAGACGGTTATTCGTAGAGGTTACCCAAGAGCAAAACTCCTCCCAGGCACTATCTCTACGTTGTGTAAGAATTGTTTGAGCCATTTAAATAAATTGAAGTAACCTCCCACCCGCCTCAAATAGTTACGCTTTTTTTGCAGTCCTTTTAGACTGTTTAAAATTTTTAGCAGTAGGTGCGCCTTTAGATCCAGGCTTTCTCATTTTTTCTCCACTACCAGCAGCGATACGCTTACGCTTAGCGTGGATGTTTTCATACAATCCGCGCTTAGCCATCAGTACTTTTTCCCTGCTGGTTTCTTAGTGGACTTCTTTTTCTTTGCTGTAGCAGCAGCCTTCATACCTGCTTTGGTATAAGGATACTTCTTACCGTTGACCATTGGCATTAGAAAACTCCGGGGATAATTTGTCCAGTCATTGCATATGCACCAAGTGCAGCAACGATGCCAAGCATTGCCAGGCGACCGTTCAGCATCTCAGCTTTTTCGTTGTGTGTCACAGTTACTTCTTCGGTATACATACGTGGTTCAGTTGGCCAAATTTGAGTGTCGTTCATCAGAAGCTGTACTTCAGTCCGAGCTTGGTTCCGTAGTTATTGTTGTCGTCACCAGTAATAAAGGAGACTTCACCGTAGGCACCGAGCTTGTCACTCAGAGGCACAGAACCTCCAGCTTTACCAGACAGCTCAACAGTACTGTCGCCACCATCAGGGGAGACAATAGAAGGACCACCTTGGATATACCAGTTATCACGTTCAAACCCTACGTGGTTGTCAATCACAGTACCGCCGTAGTCAGTACCAGACCAGCCAGAGTTGGCTTCGACGTTGACGTAAGGACCAGCGAACGCAGGGGTTGCAGCCACAAAAGCGGCAGGGAGGATAGCAAGAATTTTCATTGTAAGTGTAAGTAAGTTAATTAAAAATTGAGATCTGATCGATCAAGTTTGTTGAGGATGTCAGAACGATATGCAGGGTCGTTGTCATATCGAGGGTCACTCATGGCTTGCACAAGTTCTGCCTGACTACGGAAAACATCCTTAGTATCCGTAGCCGCTTTACCAGTAAGCATCTGGCCGTCACTACCTACCGAATCTGTATATCGATAACGCAGTGCTTGGATGGCGAAGAACGCTGATTGCGGATCTCCACGACCCATCACAGCGTCATACATTTCAATCTCTTGTTCAGAAAGATTGTCTTTAGCCCAACCAATCATTGCTTGGTATTCTTTTTCACCACCCGCTGAGCCTTGAAGATTAGCAATATCCTCGTCAGAGAACTCAGCAGGTTGAGCAGACTGCTCTACGCCATTACGATATTCAAGGTACATCTTTGCCAACTCATTGGCATCCATTTTGGATAGGCGTTGTTGGGTATCTTCGGAAAGTTCACTCTGCGATTCAGTCCAAAGAGTGTCCAAGAAATTTGAGTCTTCTGGTTCAGGCTCTGGTTCAGCTTCAGGTTCTTCTTTTTCAGTGGATGATCCGAGTTTCTTTTGTAGTTCTAGATAAGCAGATTCAAGTTGCTGTGCATCTTTAAATTTACCAGCAAGCATTTGATTCTGATCAGCTTCCATTTGTTCGCCAACAGCTAACGATTCTTGCTCGTCAGCATTAAGCTCACCAGGAGCTGACTCGGATGAGTCAAAGGATAGGGTTGTCATTAGTTATTATTGAGGTTCAGCTAGTGCTTGTGAATTCATTGCAGCTTCTTGAGCTTTTTGATCGACAGCAGCAATTTGCCCAGCTTGTTTAGTAATTTCCATACCAGCTTCTTGCTGCATTTGTTGCTGCATTTCTGCCTGCAACTGCTCTTGTGTTTTGACAAGGTTGAGAGTATCAATACCTTGTGCAGCAGCGAGGCGCTTGATTACCTCTTCAGGGTTGATGTATCTAGTGAGAGCTTCAGGACCAATGGTCTGAGCAATAGTTGTCATAAACTGTCCCAAGCTGTCACGGTCTTGACCACGACCTAAAGCATTAATGCCAGCAACAATAGTCGGCTTGACGATGCCTTTGGGAATCTTGGGTATCTCACCAGTCTTTTGAAAGACTGACAACTTACGGTTGAGATAAGGGACAAGGAAGTCCACAGTAAGCAGAGAGAAAAGGCCACCAAGTTGCTGCTCTAGTTCCATCTGCGTCATCCGCACCTCTTCAGCAGTAGTGCGTTCACTCTGCCTTACTGACAGAATCAAGAAGGCTTCTGATAGACGACGTTCAAGTGTCTGTGCAAGTTGATAAGCAGTAGCAAAGTCTGCTGTCTTACCTACTTGAACAACACCGATATCATCAGGTCGTCCTTGAATAATTGCACCGTTACCAGCTTGTGCAAGTGTGGATGGTTTAGTTGTACTTGAGGGGCTAACTGTAAAGACGACCTTAGCCGCTGCTGCTGAGCCTTCGACCAGGGCCTGGCTCAAGGACTCCATGGCTTTGAGATCACCCATGAATTCCTCTACTCTGCCTCTGCCGTAGGGCTCTGCATCTACAGTATTGAACCTCAATGCAATCCAAGGATTAGCATCTAGTGGTGCCTTGCCTTGGGAGCCAGGAATGATCTTACCGAAAACTTCCTGGTGCCAAACAAAACGATTGTTGTCTCGCTTGACATGTGTGTAAATATCACACTGATCTGATTGAGCGTTGTACTCATCTGAGACATGATTGGGTTCTTGCTTAGGAAGAATGTCCTCAATCAGTGTCTTACTGATTCGTTCTTTTGTGACGATTTCAATGACGTTACCGTTCCCATCACGATCTACAACGTAGCGATTAAGTGGATAGAGCTTCAGACTTTTCTTACCCATAAAGACCAGAGCGTTACCAGTCACAACCAAATGCTTAAGAGCTTGATGAACAACCACACGGTCATCCGAAGCTGCAATTGATTCAAGAATAGTACGCTCAATCTTTGCGAATGAAAGATCAAGCTCAGACTTAATTGAAGGATCAGCACCCATCTCACCTAACATCTGATCATCCACTTGCAACTTAAAGAAGCTGGTTTGTGGAGGGAGAAGTGCAAGCATAAGTTTACTTGCAAGTGTTACAACACCTTTAGAACCAATCGATTGCCATGGAGTTCTAAGTGAACGCATGCCACCTGAAGGATCTTCTTCACCTCTGATCAAATAAGGAAGGGTAAGGTCTCCTGCTTGTTGTGCTACATCTAGAAATTGAGAACGCTCCGAACTTAAAACGTCGTACCGCTTCTTTGCGTTCATGGATTTAGATTACTAATTTGCATTGCCGCAGCGCGTTGCCTTCTATTTAAAGAACGTGTGCCACGGGTATTTTTACCTTTTTTAGCTGCGTCTGATCGTTTGATCTTGACACCTTTTGCTGAACCACCAACTGCAGTACCTGTTGTTGTTAGTGCCTTTGGTTCAGGGATTGGTGGGGGTGTATATGTGGGTGGTTCGTATTTTGGGGGCGGTGGTGGCTGCATATCTTTAGCCATTGCTGCCTGCATTCGCCACCCAATGCCTGGCAAACCTGATCCAGCAAACGCATTCATAATGGTCATGGGGTTGAACCCATCACGCTTCAATGCGCGGTAAGAGATCATGCCAAGACCGCCGTGTGGACCTTGATATGCAGACAACCAATTCTTAATTGGACTCTTACGTTCGTAATCACCAATAGTACTTCTACCGTATGCCATAATTAATCATAAAGAGAGTTTGTTTTAGCTATTTGTGTATAGTCATTTAGCTCTAAAGCAGGCGTACCTTTAATATTATGATGTATGCCATCGTATGCACGACGTATGGTTAGATCAGCTTCAGAATATTGTGGTTCATAATCTAAATCCATTTTATCAGGCACATATTTATATTCAGGGATCGCTGGAATATCACTAAAGTCATAATCCCCTTCAAATATACTGTCATAATTTTCACCAAGCCAATCCATAACTTGGTCAGCAGTAGCTTGATCATTAACAGAATTAATACCCAAGCCTTTCATTGCCGCGAGGACTGGACCTTGACCCCACGACCTGAAACCAGTAATTACATTACGAATGAGATCGCTTGCATCATCTAAAGGATCTGTAGAAATAGTTTCTCCTTTAGGTTCTTCATCATAATCACGGTCCTCGTCACCATACCAGTCATTCCATTTCTCCATGTCAACTGGTGTGACTTCAAAGACAGGAGCCCAGTCCTGCCAAATTTTGTCGAAGAATTGGTAGTCGTTTACATCAACTTGCCAGTCTTCATGTATACCCTTAGGTACTTTGTCCGCCACTTGTTTCCTCCATGTATTGTTTAATCCATTCCACAACACTACGTTGTCCCGCACGGTACATGATGTATTCGTATGGGTCAGAAGGACTAGGATTCATTGGTGGATAGTTTTCATCTAAGATTTGTACTAGACCACGGGCTTGGATGCCCACGGTTTCAAGCATATTGAGGGAGGTTGACATTGCTGTGCTCAAAGAATGCAGGCATGCGAGCTGCCTTGGTGAAGGAAAGTTCAGGAGCTTTGCCCTGATACATAAGGTTGTCGCTCTGATCTAGCCAAAATTTTTTGGACAATTTTCTATCAGTGCTGGTGTGTGCAAGAGGTTGCATCACCCAGTTAATCGTTGCTTTACGCAGCTTGTCTAGGGATGGACTGATGTCCAGTCCGAGTTCTTTGCAGACGAGACTGTTTGTCGCGACGTGGATTTGTTCCAATTTGTTATCGCAAAAGCTCTTTATCTTTTGCATCTACATCTTTACCATTGATGCAGTTCAGACTATATCTTCACCATTAAGGTGCTAGGCACTCGTGTCTCCATTACTGTGTTGCCACTCGGGAGTTAGTCGTTGAACCTTCCAACTTGTTGGTTGGCTTGGCTGCTGATTGTCCATTAAGGAGGAGTTCCAGCAATTCACCTAGTTTTTTATAGTAGGGACCAACAAATCAATCTCTACTGATGTCCGCAGACACTGTTCGCATACCAGAGTCACCAACAGCTCTAAAGAACGGGAGTAATACAAAGAAAATCGCACGCTCCGCAACCATCGCTTTGGTGATCGTGTGATCTGGATGCGCAATCCAAGCCTGCTGTAACGCCAAGGCTTCTTTTTCAGCTTGTACATCAACGCCATAAGCATTGGCGATGTAACCAAGTGCCACGTCGTGGTTCTCTTCATCCCGTACATTTGAGAGCAATAAGTCTCGGGCGAGCGCCGGTACATCAGTGGCCAAAGCATCAGTAATAAAATCTCCAACGGGTAGTTCCATGTGGCGAAGAGCCAAAGCACGGTAGATAGTTTCTTCCGCGCCTTCTTTAACCTTGCCAGCTTCTGTTTGGACTGGTGTCCATTTGCGCTTACGCGCCATCAATTTTTCGTAAGGGTTCATTCTTGACAATCACATTCTGGTTCATTATTTAAAATGGATGCAAGATAGTCTTCAACTTCTTCTGTTTGTAGTGCAGCGTAAGCATCCGACTTATCTTGCACGTCTCCCATAACCTGAAGGCTGTAATAGAGACTTGTTTGCGGAGACCTTAGCCACTCTTCGATAAAGGCGTTGTCGTAGGTGACAACATCACTCCAACTGTTGAAGCTATACCCATGAAGAAGTCC